AAGTTAAACAAACCAAATCGATCAATCAAAAGATTTGAACAAAATTTGCTTGATTATTCTTCAACTTTTATTAATCGAATACACTTATTGTGTTGTTGCAGAGTTAATTTAAATCTTTCAGCACGACTTCGACTTGAACTTGAAAGCAGTTCGCCAAGTTCACAGTGAAATCGCGCTTACTATAATTTTACTAATAGAATTTTAAGATTCAAATTATTTCATTTTAACATTCTCTATACATAATCACGGGTTTTAGCTTGGGTTTGTTCCAATTAAAGTAGCATTTAGTTGTTTTCATAAGTTTAATCTCTATTCCAATCAACATTTCCTCTTCAAAACCACTTAAGTTTAGACCCTTAATTTTCCCTCCTCCCGTGAAACCCTTAAAAACCAAGGAAAACACTATGGACTTCAAGGACATGACTGCTGTTGAGGCTGAAACTAAGCTGATACTGGATGCGATTAAGGAGCGCGATTTTGCAACCACTGCCATCTCCCTGATTGGTGACTATGAATACCAGGGGCTAGATGTTAAGGCCATAATAAGGACCATTTACATGCGAGGAGCAGCGAAGGGTCTAACACCAGCTATTATAAGAACTGATATCTGGAAAATGATCTTACTGTTCTTATGCAGAGGGAATAATGTTGACAAGATGTTGGCTAGATCCAAATCTGATATCGCAACAGTTATCCAGGGATATAAAGGAACTTATGAACTCCATGATAAGGTTGGAAGGGGCGGTTCAGATAGGTTGACTTTGTCAAGAATTGCATCTGTGTTTCCAGGTGTCACCTTAACCCTATTGACGCACGAGAGCATTTCCGCACACATCCCAAGAGCTGTCTCCTTATCATCTACTGATTTTGGAGAAGATTTCCCCAAGGTTATGCAGACAGTGATAGTGGCATCAATCTTCCCTAAGGGGGCACTGGGTGTCAAACTGATGAAGGCTCTGCTCTTGTACATGATTGAGGAGAATAAGCTTCTGAGTAAGAATACTTCCACGAAGAGTGATGAAGCGATCTTAACAGAAGTCATAAAGTTTGCTAAAGCATCCTTCATGTCAAGTGTTCTCCCGTTCTCTGACAGGCTAATTGTGGCAGAAAGAAGAGGGCTAATAGTAAAGGATAATGTCGCTGGCAACATCTTAATTGCAACTGCTTCATTTGACAGAATACATCGTTCTGTTGATTTTACATTTGTGAACTAATGCAGATGTGATGGTTGCTTTTAAATTCCTGGGAAACCATCTCAATTGGAAATAATTGAAAATTGGCTATAATTAGATTCATTCCATTTTAACTGATTGGGTTAGGGTCATATAATTAGGTGGAAGCTTGAGCAAAATGACCTCATTTTAACATTAAAGACCAGTTTGATCAAAATTATATAATTCTAGTTTCAAAATTGGGGCTGGTCTTTGTGTTAAAATGACAGATCGGAAGAGCGT